CGGAGTAACCGGAAGAGTCCCCAGCCGCCTCACCGTCTATGTCCGCCCCAAGTTGGGTCCAGGCACTCCCAGACCAGTCAAAGACCCTCACGTGACCCGCACCGGAACCGGTGCCGTCGTTTCCGGTGGCCCCCACGGCGAGACGGGACCCATCCGAAGAGAGGGCGACGGAGTAACCGGAAGAGTCCCCAGCCGCCTCACCGTCTATGTCCGCCCCAAGTTGGGTCCAGGCACTCCCAGACCAGTTAAAGACCCTCACGTGGCCCGAATTGGAACCGGTGCCGTCGTTTAGGTAGGCCCCCACAGCGAGACGTGTTCCATCCGAAGAGAGGGCGACGGACCAACCGGAAAAGTCAGAACTCGCCTCACCATCTATGTCCGCCCCAAGTTGGATCCAGGCGCTCCCAGACCAGTTAAAGACCCTCACGTGGCCCGCACTGGTTCCAGTGCCGGAGTTTTGGTAGGCCCCCACAGCGAGACGTGTTCCATCCGAAGAGAGGGCGACGGACTGACCGGAACGGTTCCCAGCCGCCTCACCGTCTATGTCCCCCCCAACTTGGGTCCAGACACCCCCGCCCAAGTCAAAGACCCTCACGTGGCCCGCGTAGGAACCGGTGCCGTCGTTTTCGTAGGCCCCCACAGCGAGACGTGTTCCATCCGAAGAGAGGGCGACGGACCGACCGGAATAGTCCCCAGCCGCCTCACCGTCTATGTCCCCCCCAACTTGGGACCACACTCCCGCACTAACAGTGGAATATTCAGATGAAAGTGTATTACTAAAATATAGGTTTCCTGTTGTGTTTACATTTCCGTGAACATCTAACTTTTGTAGTGGTACATTTGTTCCTATACCCACATTTCCAGTTGTCCGGACAGCATTTCCAGAATTTACCGTAAATCCACCCGAAGATATACCTGTTAGTCCTGAACCGTCACCCAGAAGTGAAGTAGCTGTAACATTACCACCCACAACTATATTACTGGAGACTACAAGACTTGTTATGGCATTGCTAAATTGCACCGTATTGGATGTGACGTTTCCACTATCGGCTGCTTCCTGTAGTGTAGATGTCAACCCGGTGAGTAGACCACCGTCACCTGATACAGATGTCGCTATCATAGTTCCTACATTTGCAGTTCCACGAACATCAAGATCGAAATCGGGTGTATCGGTTCCTATACCAACATTTGAAGTGACTACCAAATTCGAAGTTCCAACATGAAGTGTACCATCGGTTATAAGTTTGGTTGTTGTTAAAGTTCCAACATTTGCTGTTCCGTGAACGTCGAGTTTGAAAGCAGAGGGTGTCGTTCCAACTGCGACATTTCCGTGAATAATTGAAAAATTATTTTGAACCACCGCATTTCCAAGAATATCTATTTCCATTTCTTGGAAGTTTAGGATATGATCATCTGTAAGGGTGTTTTGTGTAAATCCCATAGAAAAACGTTTTTCATCGCTATGGTAAATGAGAGCAACATTGGCACCCTCGTGTTCCATCAAAATACCCATATCCATATCATGGTCTACGTCACCCGAACCAATACCAAACAATTTATCTTCAATTGTTACATTATTTGAATGTAAAACAACTGTATTCCCTGAAACAGTGAGATTACCAGTAATTTGCATATTACTTGTTGTCAACAACCCACCCTCCACATGAAGTTGTTTCTGTGGATTTTGGGTTCCTATCCCAATACTTCCCTCAAATGTCTGTATGGTTGTGTCCATTACTATAGATTAGAACATTTCTTCCAATTTTTTTAATCTCGTTTTAAGATTTTCTTTTCTTTGTTTTTCATTTTGAAGTTGTGTATCAATTTCTTGGAGAGCGGCAGTTGTTATAGTAAATATAGAATCTTTGTTTAAAAATGTAAAGTCTTCAACTTCGCGACCAAATAAAAATATCTCTTTATGTTTCAGATCAGTATCGATCCGGAAAGTTGTATTATCTATAATTTCAATTATAGTCGTATACACATCTTCACCATCAGGTGTAATAATTTTAATTTTTTCTCCAGAATTTAATTTAGAAGTTCCATAAAGAATTTTATTTTTATCAGAGACCTTAGCTAACGTATACATATCTGGAACATATTCAGTCCTTAACTTTGTTGCGTATGGAAGAGTGTCCCTAACTTCTTGAGCTATAAATCCCCATACAGGTTGTTCACCCCTATTTACGACATCTTTATATGTATATTGTTTTGGTTTTAAAAGTCTTAATGTATCTAACGCTGACACCCACGCACCAACATCATCTATATTTGTTTTAATTCTTTCATCTGAAGCTGTAAGGGTTCCAAATGCGGACATAATTCTTTTTTGGGTGACTATATCCGAGTTTGCATAAATACCATGAGCTCCAACTGTGAATGTACCACTTGATAAAGCTGCATCATATTTAAAATGTTTTCTATTTCCACTACCATCAATAGCACCCGCTGAACCTACTACATGGAGTTTTGTGAGAGGGGTGTCAGTTCCTATACCAACATTTCCAGTTGTGGTGTCCACATATAGGTTGGCCGTCCCAACTTCGAGGATTTGGTCTTTTATTTGTCGGTTTACTTTATTTACATATTCATAAACTTTCGCATAACCAGTGACGTCAAATGGACCATTTTTCCCTGAACCTACAATAAAAGTTTTTCCATTATTGGACATTGAAACGAACGTGGGATCGGTATTGTTCAGAGTCGATCCAACCTGATTCCATGACCCCCCAGTGTATTGGTATACTTTCACTGCCCCGCTATAGTTTGTCGCGTCTTTGTTATTTTCAGTAAGAACGAGGTGGGTGCCATCACCTGATAAGGAAACACCAGTTCCAAGATAAGAAGTGGAGCCACCAAGTATATCAGAACCAATTTGAGACCAGGACGTTGTGCCACTATTGTATTCCCAAACATTGACACGTCCATCATGAGAGGAATAACCATAGGCGCCTATGGCTATTTTTGTTCCATCAGCAGATAAGGATGCTGCTATGCCTAAATATTCAAAAGATGCACTCCCTTCAAAGGTGGCTCCAATCTGACTCCAAGACCCTTCGCTATATTCGAAAACTTTTACTTCTCCTGCTCGTGACCTAACTGGATTTGTTGCGTTTTGTTCATAGGTGCCTATAGATACTATTGATCCATTTTGGGATAAAGAAAGTGAAGCCTTGTTCGAGAACGTGCTGTCCCCCGTTCCATTAATAGACGATCCCAGTTGAGACCAGGTTCCACTACTATATCGATACACAGTCACTTTCCCAAAATCGGTCCCAGCATCGTCATTATATGCAGAAGCTGCTGCAATTGTATTGCCGTCACCTGAGATAGTAACTGTGTGTCCTAACCCGTCACCAAAGCTAAAGCCGGAGCCACCAGCCGCACCCGTGTCAACTACAGTTTCACTCCAAGCTGTTCCATTCCAATCATACACATAGACCCTTCCACGTAGGTTTGTGTTTCCAGAACCACCATATCCTGGAGCACCCACGACCAATCTTAAACCGTCGCTCGAAACAGACGCAGACTGTCCAAAATAATCAACTACACTGTGACCATCTAAGTTACCTCCACGCTGTGTCCATGCCCCCCCTGTGTTTACATATACCTTTACCTGTCCTTTGGAGGGAAAAGGTCCGGGCTCTTCTCTCCCTCCAACAGCTATAACACTACCATCACCGGATATAGAAACTGTTTCACCAAAACGTGTATTAATGTCGCCACCGTTAAAAGTGGAACCAATTTGTTCCCATATAGACTGATTAGTGGTTTTTATTGAAAACACATTACTCGAAAACACATTACCTTCAATATTTATATCTCCTCGAACATCCAACGCTCTCACAGGATTGTTTGTTCCTATACCAACATTACCGGAAGTGTGGTATGCATTTCCTCCGCCCGTCGTAAAACCACCACTACTAGATATACCTGTTATTTGGCTACCGTCTCCTAAGAAAGATGTTGCTGTGACATTTCCGCTCACCACTATATTACTAGTCGCAACAAATCCCGTGATGGCATTTGAAAATTGAACCGTATTTGAAGTTGTGTTCCCACTTTCACAAACTTCATGAAGATTCGAAGTTAATCCCGTAAGTTGACTTCCATCACCGGAAATAGATGTGACTGTTAATACACCAACATTTGCCGTCCCGTGAACATCTAAATTAAATAGTGGTGTATCTGTTCCTATACCAATTCGAGACGTGGTTGTGTTTACGACCAGGTTTGAGTTACCAACTTCTAAATCACCTGTGGTGGTCACCGCGGTGGTGGTGAGGGTTCCAGTGTTTGCGGTTCCATGTACGTCGAGTTTGAAAGTGGGTGTTTCTGTTCCCACACCCAAATCACCATTAACGATTGTAAAGTTATTTTGGACGAGAGTATTTCCTCGCATGTCAACTTTTAACCGATGCGTAGGATCTTGAAAGTGGAGAATGTGGGAATCTGAAAGTGTGTTTTGGGTAAACCCCATTGAAAATCTATCTTCATCTGCATGGAAAATCAATGCTACATTTGCATATGTAGATTCCATTAGCACACCCAAATCCAAGTTATGATCTATCTGCCCTGAACCCAAACCAAAAATTTTGTTTGCAAACGTAATATTATTTGAGTTAATAATCGTATTATTACTGGAAACTTCAAGATCTCCATTCATTTCTACATCGCCCTCTACAAGTATTTCACCTTCTATATGAAGGGTTCTAGATGGGTTGTCCGTTCCCATTCCAACGCTTCCTTCAAAAGATTGAAGGGTCGTGGTCATTAATTTATCCAAACATTTTTTCCAGTCTTATAATTCGTTCTTCTAATCCGTCATTCTTTTCTTTTTCAATTTGAAGTCTCTTATCAACTTCTTGTAGAGCTGAAGTTGCGATTGTAAATATTGCATCCTTTTGCAATTGTTTAAAGTTTTCAACCCTTTGACCGTAAACAAAAAGTTCATCGTCAATTATTTTTTCTTCAACTTGTATTATTTTCGAATCAATTATTTTTTTAAGTGTAAGAGTATATGCATTTTCATTTTCATCATATACTTGAATGGTAAAAGAATTACTTTCTAAATTTGAAGTATCAAAATTTGTAAACGTGAGTAAGTTGTCACCGCCACGTGTAGCCATATCGTAAATATTTGGAATGTAAGATGTATTTGTTTGAACTGCATAAGGGAGGACGTTCTCAACTTCTTGGGCTATAAATCCCCATACGGGTTGGTCACCTTGAAAAACAACATCACGATAACTATATCTTTTGGGTTTCAGAAGTCGTAAAATATTTAACGCAGTATCATCTTTTACGTCCTTAATATTTTGTTTAATACGACGATCCGAAGCTGTTATAGTTCCACTCTTTGAAATTATTCTTTTTCCAGAAACGATGTGGTCATTCGCGTAAATAGACATACCCGACAAAGATCCCGTGTCAGCTGTTAAATTTGTGCTATGGTTAAAATATCTTTTGGAAGCAGAACTCACAATCCCCGATGAACCCTGAACGTGAAGTTTTGCATATGGAGTGTTTGTTCCTACACCGACGTTTCCACTTGTAGTGTCTACGTATACATTAGACCCTCCAATTTCGAATATCACATCTTTTATAGTTTGTTTTGTGTATCGAGGGCTGTCGAAGACCCTCACGTGACCCGCATTGAAACCACCACCGTCGTTTTGGTAGCCCCCCGCTGCGAGACGTGTTCCATCCGAAGAAAGGGCGACGGACCAACCGAAATAGTCGGAAGCCGCCTCACCGTCTATGTTCGCCCCAACTTGGGTCCACGTCCCACCACTCTCCTCGAAGACCCTCACGTGGCCCGCGTCTGTACCAGTGGTGTCGTTGGCGGCGGCCCCCGCGGCGACTCGTGTTCCATCCGAAGAGAGGGCGACGGAGATGCCGAAAAGGTCCGACGCCGTCTCACCGTCTATGTCCCCCCCAACTTGGGTCCACGTCCCACCACTCTCCTCGAAGACCCTCACGTGGCCCGCATTGGAACCGTTGGCATCGTTTAGGTAGCCCCCCGCTGCGAGACGTGTTCCATTCGAAGAGAGGGCGACGTCCCAACCGAAATGGTCCCCAGCCGCCTCACCGTCTATGTCGTCCCCAACCTGGGTCCACGTCCCACCACTCTCCTCGAAGACCCTCACGTGGCCCGAGTCTGTACCACCCCCGTCGTTACCCCGCCCCCCCACTGCGAGACGTGTTCCATCCGAAGAGAGGGCGACTGACCGACCGAACTCGTCATTAGCCGCCTCACCATCTATATCGGACCCAACCTGGGTCCAGGTGCTCCCGACCAAGTCGAAGACCCTCACGTGGCCCGAATTGGAACCACCACCGTCGTTGTAGATGGCCCCCACTGCGAGACGTGTTCCATCCGAAGAGAGGGCGACGGACCAACCGAACCGGTCCCCAGACGCCTCACCGTCTATGTCGTCGCCAAGTTGGGTCCATGCCCCACCACTCTCCTCGTATACCCTCACGTGGCCCGCATTGGAACCGTTGGCATCGTTGTAGTAGCCCCCCGCTGCGAGACGGGACCCGTCCGAAGAGAGGGCGACGGACCAACCGAAATGGTCCCCAGCCGCCTCACCGTCTATGTCCGTCCCAACTTGGGTCCACGTCCCACCACTCTCCTCGAAGACCCTCACGTGGCCCGCATTTCCCCCGGTGCCGTCGTTTAGCCAGCCTCCCACAGCGAGACGTGTTCCATCCGAAGAGAGGGCGACGGACTCACCGGACTGGTCATTAGCCGCCTCACCGTCTATGTCTGCCCCAACTTGGGACCACACTCCCGCACTAACAGTGGAATATTCTGTTGAAATCAGATTACTTGTATAGAAATCTTTCGTAAGATTTAAGTTACCATGGATATCCAATTTACGTGATGGTGTATCTGTCCCGACACCGACATTCCCAGACGTGCGAATGAGATTACTCCCACTTGTCGTGAAAGCTGCACCGACACCAGTTAATGCTGACCCGTCACCTATAAATGAGGTGGCTGTCACATTTCCACCAACTACTATGTTACTTGACGTCACTAACCCAGTTATATCATTGGTAAACTGTAAGGTATTCGAAGTTGTGTTTCCAGTGTCTGTTTTTTCTTGTAAAGTTGACGATAACCCAGTAAGTTGACTACCATCACCGGAAATGGATGTGACTGTCAATGCTCCAACGTTTGCTTTTCCGTGAACATCTATATTGAATAAAGGTGTGTTTGTTCCTATACCGACTCGTGACGTGTTTGTATCTACATGTAAGTTTGGGGTTTCTAAATTAGATGTGATTGATAGTGATGTTGTTGTCAGTACCCCAACATTTGCCGTCCCGTGAACGTCCAATTTCGTTCCAGGTGTTTCGGTTCCTATACCCATATTGTCGTGAACAACAGAAAATGTATTTTGAACAGTGGTATTTCCACGTAAATCAATTTTTAAAAGGTGGGTGGGATCTTGGAAATTTAGGACATGATTATCTGTAAGGGTATTTTGAGTGTACCCCAAAGAGAGCCGTTTTTCATCCGCATGATATACCAACGCCACATTTGCATATGTTCCATTATCCTTGTGTTCTAGAAGGACCCCTGTGTCCTCATTGTGATTTACATGTCCCGAACCAATTCCAAATATCCGATCGTTGATGGTTATATCATTGGAGTTAATAATAACTGTGTCACCTGAAACTGTTAAATTGCCTTGAATTTCCGTTTTATTTGTTACTAATAATCCACCTTGGACATGAAGGGTTTTAGATGGATTATCAGTGCCAATTCCGACACTTCCCTCGAATGTTTGTATGGTGGTTGCCATTACATTAATATAAGAAACTTATTTCGTCGGAACCACCTTTTGTAATTTTAGAAATTTTACCGTCGCTGTGTTGTGAAACATATTCGATAAACAGATTATAGTTTCCTTCGGATGTTAAATCGATAGTTGGTTTGATAAATACTGTAGTTGTATTACTTGTAACCTCTGACGACCATGGATTTGTATTTGTGTTCCCAAATACAGCGGCTGGACCTCTTGCTACATCTAACGGGGTTCCACCAGTTCTGTGTCCACCACTAACTTCTATAGACATTGTGCTAATTTCATTATCAGCGTGGATAAGGTGAGCCACGATCTTGGCATAAAATACATGTTGGGTGAAAACGACCCCTATAGTTCCATTTGCTATACTAGTTCCGTTTGCGATGGTATTCGTATAACTATAGGTTTTTTTACTCACACCACCCGCATTTATTATTATACCACCCGTTGCTTTAAAAGCAGCATTTGTGTTGGTAAATAACACCGTGTTTGAAGTCGTGTTTCCCAAATCTATAATATCACCTAAAGTTGAGACTGTTGAGACGTTCGATAACGTTCCACCATCACCATGAAATGAGGAACCTGTCACCCTTCCACCGACAATAATATTTGAGGTGGTTGTAAAAGCTGTGGTGTCATTTGTAAATTGGAGGGTGTTCGAGGTCGTGTTTCCGAAATCGGATACGGATTGTAGTGTTGTAGCTATACCAGTGAGTTCACTCCCATCACCCAAAAACTTTGTGGCTGTAACATTGCCTCCAACAACTATGTTACTTGTAGTGACTAGACCTGTGGTGACATTTGTAAGTTGGAGGGTGTTCGAGGTTGTGTTTCCGAAATCGGATACGGATTGTAGTGTTGTAGCTATACCGGTGAGTTCACTCCCATCACCATGTAGGTAGGTGGCTGTGACGTTACCAGTTGCTGTCAGGTCACCATACACTTTAACACGGAGGTCTTCGGAGGCGAGGGGCACGATGGTTGAACTACTCGCACTACTTTCAGTGTAAGCCATTACGAGTTCATCACTAGATTCTAAATATCCAACAGCTACATTTGACTCGGGTCTATTCATAAGAAGACCCAAATCTAGAACTGTGTCGGAGGAGGTATTATTCTTTCCAAGTTCGACGATAGCATCTGTGATGTTTAGGTTTTGTGTTGCAATTAAGGTTACATCACCTTTGAAATGAATGTCTCCACCTACAGTTAGATCTTCACTAATATAGGTGTTACCCAAAATATGCACGACATTTGAACCATCATCATCTATGTAAACATTTGAACCAACTGTCAGTGTATGACCTTGGGGGTTTGTGTTGGCTATCGAGCAGGTTGGTGCGATGTATACCACATTTGATGTTGGTGCTAGGAACTGTTTGTTTCCAGCATTTAAGACCATTGTATGTTCAGCCTGGTCTTTGATGTCCTGTGTTTTAACCTGACTACCTAAACGAACTTTGGTAGAACGTTCAATCGTTGGTAAATTTTTAACTCCACCCCTGAGACGGAGTACCAAGTGAAGTGTAGATTCTTTCTGAACGTTGTAATCGGCAAGTGTTCTACCATCTTCTAATTGTTTACCCGCAAAAATAAGACGTTGTTGATCAGGTGGGATTCCTTCTTTGTCTTGTATTTTCGATTTGATATTATCTATGGTGTCAACAGACTCGACTTCGAGTGTTATTGTTTTACCTGTAAGTGTCTTGACAAAAATTTGCATACTTACTATTATTATATGTTTGTATTTTAATTTGCATATAATAGACCAGCCATCCCATTTTCGATTCTCAAAATATTGTAGTTGACTGCATAAATTGGGTCATTGATTGGTAGGGTTTTACTCATAATTTTAAATGAACTTATTCTACTAAAGTTGAGAGTCCCCGTTGGTTGTAAAGAACTTGTTGATAAACAAAATGGATACAAGAAAAAATCGGGTGAAGTTACTGAGTGTGTATGATAGTAAGAACACGCATCTACATAATGAGGTTGACACCATTTATAATCACCTATATCGATTCCATTAACATTCATTTTAACTTTATTTGACCTGGAGGTCAGAGCTCCGTCATCATCCGTGTTTGAGCATGCGATATATTTAACGGGGTGACTAAATGTAACTTCTTGTACAAGGGCGTTCGATGCTTCATTTTTTTGAACTTGTGTAATGAGGAGATCATGTTTACGGGAGGCGATGTTACCACGCTCTTCATTGTCTAGGTAGTAATAGTTTGCAAAAAGTTCTATATTATAGGCACTCGCATTTGGACCCCAGTATATTCTGAGTTCAACGTTATGGTAATTTAGAGCGACTAGGGGTAACGCACATTTCGCACCTTCACAGAAAAAGAAACGGAGAGGGTAAAAATATGACGAGGCGCTTATACCCGGGTGTGTACCAATTGCACTCTTCGATACACAGGTGGCGAATGTATCGATTGCAATATTTTCGGTAAATGTGGAATCTTGGGTATCGACGACCGACCCACCAATGAGAAGTTCAACTTTATCGACTAAAGTTGACCATTCCTCAATTGTTTGACTTTGAGTCGTATCATCAGCGGTGAGGTAAACGTAACCCAGTAGATCACCAGTTTTTTCAAATTGAATACTAGACATTGAATTATTTTTCACTTCTCCGTGGATTGTTTGTTTCTCGACAGACTGTGAAAAATTAGCATGTCTTTTGAAGGTTGAATTAAAGAAAGAAATTTCGGGATCGCCCATGATATATTTATCCTGAGCCCCGATGGCAATCAATTGAACAACTCCAGCTGACATGGTATACTATAGTAAAGGGAGAAAATTACATATTAGGTTTCCTACACACAAAACGGAGGATTAAAAAGTTATTTTCGGCGGGGTTGGGTGGTGATATGAGAACACCATCTTCATTTCTAATGCTTACGGTTAAACGATCAATAGATCGAATTGGATCGATGTATTGGGTGGCAATTGGGTAGTTGTCTCTAAAACTAATGATACCAGTATCGTCTGTAGTTACTAAACTGGCAAAAGAATTACGGACTATACTTCCGTCTGAGAGTGGGGGTGGATTTTTCGATGCTCGATCAGAAAAGATAGAGTCTAACTCTTTGATGGACACGTAGCAATGTTCACTACCATTTGCGGGGGTTACTGTATTGATTCGGGCGGCTAAAAGTCTAGCCTGAACAACATTGCGAAGAGGTTGATTAAGATAACAGGTGAAAGAATTTGGTGTCTGTCCAACTGTATCAACCGTGATTGTGTGATATTCATAGTTAAGATCTGGAATTGTTCCCGTTGGGGAAGTGATCAAAGCCATTTATAGTAAGCTTAGATTAAAGATCCACCAATTCCATCCACGATCGTGTAGGAGGCGTGTTCACCAACAAGTTTTTGGGCACCACACAGTCCACCTGGGGTTAAACTTTTGGTGTATGGACTATCTTCTTTACCAGACCCAGGAACACATTCCATCCGATTTTCTAAATCGAAAATTGATTGATCATTGACAATTTCAATAACAATTGGTTTAGGTTGATAGGCGCTTGTTTTTTTCATGATATTGAGAATGACAATAACAAAAAATAAAATAACGATGGCGGTTAGGGCATTTCGATCAGTACGATTGAACTTGAACATTTATAATCAGGCAACATTATTTTATAAACTGCGTTAAAGGTAATTTTTTTAGTTTCTACATAAAGAGTAGATGGATGAAGAGATAGTAATCGATCGTGGTAACTCGACGGTGATGAAATTAGATGCAGACGAACAAGCTCTCATGGATGAGATTCAAATATCTGTTCCAAGATCCCAGCCTGTTCAAAGACCAGCAAGACCATCCGCTAGACCTACAAACGCTATCCCCCAAGAAACGATGGATGCATTTGTCAACCCCAACAAACAGACTGCACCAAGACAACCCACAGAGGAAGAGGAAATAGATTATGGTGAGGATTTCTATGACGATGAACCATCGATGGGTCCTGGTATTTCTCAGGAAGAACAACCTTCCAAGGGGTATACTTCAATTGACGAAGAGAAGTCTGACCTCCTTAACAAGCTTACGCGTTTAGAAAAGAAGGGATTTGCTGTCAATAAACGCCTAAATGCATATTCAAACATAGAAGAACTCCGGGCTGAGGTTAAGAGGATTACCTACAGTATCGATGTGGAGCAATCTATTCGTTTTTCTCGGAGAATGTTAGTTGCATGTGTGACTGGACTTGAGTTTCTTAATAAGAGGTACAACCCCTTTGAGATTCAATTAGAGGGATGGTCTGAGTCTGTGATGGAGAATGTAGATGACTATGATACCGTTTTTGAGGAACTCTACGTAAAGTATAGATCAAAGGTAAATGTTGCACCAGAGGTTAAGCTGATAATGATGTTGGGTGGTTCCGCGATGATGTTCCATCTAACAAATAGTATGTTCAAGTCGGTGATGCCCAACATGAATGATGTAATCAAACAAAATCCGGATCTCGTTAAGAATATGATGAGTGCGGTTCAGAATACCACCCGGTCTCCTGGTGAAACTGGTGTGGATGCCCCTGTTGGTGGGACGGGTCAATATGAAATGAAGGGTCCTGGACTTGATATTTCCAGTTTGATGGGTGGTGTTATGATGCCACCAACCCCCCCGATGAACACAACGCCCCAGGTTGCTCAGGATGCACGCGACTTTGACGTCGCGGACGACATTTCAGATATTATTTCTATTTCAGGGGACTCTACGGGTGGTGAAGTCAAGGAAGTGAATGTGGATTCTTCTAAACCCAAGCGGGTTCGAAGAAAAAAGAAAACTGAAATTAATCTCTAGATATATATAAATGATAGCGTATTGTCCGCTAGAGGATTTAGAGCCTCCGGTCCGACAAAAAAAAATTGTCGAAGAACCCGAACCTCAGATAGACTCGAAGGTTGGACGTGAAGAAACTGAAATGAATTACGTCATCATGGCTTTCATTATCGGCGTAGTTATGCTAGCCGTTTCTGATTCCATCAGGGCATAAATGTAATGAATCTACTAAGGGGTTTTCCCCCAAAGTAAATTTAGTAAGTAAAGGATTTCAAATCTGTCCCACCGGATTTGATCTTGATAAGTTTTCCACCCAACGAGGAATGTACTTTTGAAAAAATGTCGTATGAATATCCGATTCCTGTCGTATTTGCTGGGGTGATAGTCACAGTGTTTGACGTTGTCGTGACGATGGGACTCCATGGATTTGCGTTCACGCCACCAAACAATTTTTTGATACCCACGGCTATAGGAACAGATGATTCTGTGCCATCACTCGTTCCTCCCTGAAATTCAAGAATCATTGTGCTTATGTTTGACACATTCGTGGTTTCTCTCAATTGAGTAATTACCCGTCCATAAAATGCCGCGTCTGAATATACAAGTTGTATCTCTTTATTTGATACACTAGGTGCGATTGTTACTACATTTGAGTAACGTTTACACGCCATCTCACCCTCACCGTCATTCGTCACTACACCACCTTTGAATTCCGAATGACCATCTGAATTAATTTTTACTCGTTCCGTTCCCTGTGTTTTCAACGTAATGTTTTGGTTTTCTATATTAGAGGTGGAACCACCCATAGAAATTTCACTTACATTCGAAGTAGATGGGTTTGTAGTTTGCCCAGCCTGTATAACGAGGCGTTGTATTTCGGGTTCACCCACAACTGTTTCGGTTGTATCCGCGTGAATAACAGCTGAATTGTCTGCCGACACTTCTTCTGTTTTAATTTTTCCCATATCAATACCACCCGCGGGTGGTGGGGCACCTTCCGTAACCTTTTTAGGTGGGATGTCGAGTTTACTGGTGAAAATCTGATCAGTGAGAATAAGAACACGGGGCATCTCTATATTAGTTACCGAATAAAATACCCGCCATACCATTTTGTATTCTGAGAATATTGTGATTTAATGCGTATACAAATATATGTGTATCTGTCCTATTCGACCCCCTTTCAGCATTTCTTATAATCATCTTAGCGTTATCCAATCTACTGAAATTACATGTCCCAGTGGGACTGTATTCAGATGAATTTACACAAAAATGAAACGGGAAATATCTTGAGTACAACATCGTTTTACTTTCGGCTCTGTAATCTATGTGTGCAAACTTAGATTTCAAATAGCTTTCAACCGTGTGGAAATACATAGGGGACATATTCTCTAATAAAGCTGTTCCATTTATTTGAATATCCGCGGTTCCAAATGTAAATCTATCGGTAACATTATCATCATCTAAAGTTCCAAATCCAAAAAACAGGGACTTTACCGGGTGATTAAATTGGGAGATATCTAAACTATTATTATTAGTTGTAGCAAAATCAATGGGATACTCAACCCTTTGAACCTGTGTAATCATCATTTCTATCTGGCGATTTACAAAACTTTCTCTCTCATCTGTGTCTAAAAATATATAATTACCGTATACTGAAATTTTCTTCTGACTTGCTGTTAAACCCTGTTCTACGGTTCCATTGTAATAATTTGTATCGAAATTGATTTTAATTTCTACTGTATGATTCTGTAAAGCAACTAAGGGTAAATATGCCCCACCATCACAAAAAAAGAAGTGAAATGGTACAAACGCTATATTACCTACGTTGGCTTTTACGTTTATCTCTTGGGATTTAGTCCAAGTATCAGCTAGGTAGTTTGGCCAAATGTCATTGTAGTAATCGTAGTGTTGGGAGTCAACCTTTTGTCCACCAATATAAAGATCCACCGTTGAATTGTAAAAAATGTTTGACGATATATTAGCTTCTCCAGTTCCTTCACACCACAATCCGTTTATAATGTCACCGTATACAGGGATAGTAATAGAATTATCGGTTTCGGTAACTTCTTTTATAAACTTTGGGGCTTGTGAAAAATTCTTATATCTCGCAAACTTTGTTCGAAAAAAAGAATGACCTTCGTCACTTGTTAAATAAATGTCTTGTGCTCCTTTTGATACAATCTGGACTAATGCACCAGACATTTATTAATTATGTAGATTATAAAAATAGACACTTTCCCTGAGGGAAGTCTGGTTTTTCCTGAACCCCCTTTCCATGAATCTTGAAACCACCTTGTCTATACACCTTCATACGTTTGTAATACATTGCTGTGAAGATGGACCATGGATCGTGGATATCGTATATGTGGGGGTTATTCTTTTTACCCTTGGTTTCTCTCATTATTCTCCCAATACTCTGTGTGATGTCTGATTTTGGTGAAGCTAGAATGACCGTATCTAGGGTTGGTATGTCCAAACCTTCGTGGGCTTGACTGAATGTTGCAAAGATGATTTTCTTTTTAGAGGATTCTTGGAGATCCTTCTCCTTCATACCACCCATGTAGAGCCCCGAACTTTTGGGAAAACATTGGTGAAGAAATTCACAATGAAATCTCCGGTCACTCAAAACGAGGAGTTGCCTCGTTCCCGCTGAAGCTTTTTTTACGAGTTCTGCCAACATTTTGTTCCTATTTCTGTCCTCGACCAACTCCGTGATCATGTTGGGCATCGAGATTTTCCCATTCCTCATGGAGGGTGGAGGGTTGCGGTAATTGAAGCATTCGTAGGTGACTGTAAATACCTCCACCTGTTCCTGATTCTTCCTCTCCACTGCGAAGAAGGTCGGTCCCATGAACCAATGGAGGACTTTGGTGAGTCCATCCTTTCTCTCTGGGGTTGCAGAGAGACCGAAAATGTGCTTTGGGCACAACTTGAAGAGAGACTGACTGAATACTTTGGCACATATATGGTGGGCTTCATCTACGATGAGGGTCCCAACACTTTCAAAGTCCCCAAAACTATACTCTTTTAGGGAGAGTGATTGAAGCATAGCGATCACAAAATCACAATCAACCTCCTTCTTATCTTGTTGAACGACACCAATGGTGGCCCCCGGACAGAATTGTTTAATTCTCTCCCTCCACTGATCGGCTAGGAACTGTTTATGAACGACAATCATTGTCCTATAGCCCAACGTACATGCTATTGCCAGGGATACGGTGGTCTTCCCAAAACCACACGGGAGTGAGAGAACGCCATGACCCGCCTTAAGAGCTGCAGCAAGTGCTTCATTTTGGTGTGTTGCGTCTCGAAGGGTGCCAGCAAACTTGGTTGTAATTCGGGTGGGTTGGGGTCTTCGGTCCTCCCTAGGTTCACCAAGTTTCTCGATGCCATAGAAGCGCGGGACACAGATACCATTTTTAATCGTTTTAAAAACTTTAAAAGGTGGTGGCGGAAATCCATAATCCCCATTGACTATAGGTCTTACGGTAAGCTCCTTTTTAATTTCCTGGAGGGGTCCTTCTGTGGCAAGGTACCCCGTTCTCGTGAGAACTGTCATGTATACTAAATTAGACGGC